GTTGTATATTATTATAGAACTTCTGGTGAAGATGGGAATATATTTTTTGAAACACCAAACCCAATTTCAAAAACATCTCCAAAATTTGCATTAAGATGCGGTTCGCGATGGATACAAAATCCAGTCCCTGGAAAACTTATTTTATTTCCTGGATGGCTTCCGCATGGGGTGATGACAAATACAACAGATTCTGTAAGACACAGTTTGTCTTTTAATATTTACTTTAATAGGTAATTGTAATTCTATGATAACTAAAACAAAAAATAAATTAACAGATACAAGAAATCACTTTAAACCTTTTAACTATCCTTGGGCATATGAAGCATGGTTAAAACACGAACAAGCGCATTGGCTTCACTCTGAAGTTCCAATGGCTGAGGATGTTAAAGACTGGAAAAAGAAACTAACAAATGAAGAAAAACAATTTCTCACGAACATCTTCAGATTCTTCACTCAAGGAGACATTGATGTTGCTGGTGGTTATGTTAATAATTATCTTCCTTATTTCCCACAACCTGAAATCCGCATGATGCTTATGGGTTTCGCAGCTCGTGAAGCATTACATATTGCTGCTTACTCTCACTTAATTGAAACACTTGGTTTACCTGAAACAACATATAATCAATTTTTAGAATATCAGGAGATGAAAGATAAGCATGATTATGTTACGGAATTGTCTAGTAAAAATGGCACACTTGAGTCTACTGCTACTCATATTGCTGTCTTTTCTGCTTTCACTGAGGGCATGCAACTTTTTAGTTCATTCATTATGCTCCTTAATTTCCCACGCCATGGGTTAATGAAAGGTATGGGTCAGATTGTTACTTGGTCTATCGCTGATGAAACAATCCACGCTGAATCAATGATTCGTTTGTTCAAAGAGTTTATCAAAGAGAACAATGAAATATGGAATGATGAATTAAAAGGTAAAATCTACACAATCGCTGAGAAAATGGTTGAGTTGGAAGACAAGTTTATTGACCTTTGCTATGCTAATGGCGATATGAGAGATCTATCAGCAGAAGATGTTAAGAAATATATTCGTTATATCGCCGATCGTCGCCTTATCTCGTTAGGTATGAAAGGCATCTTTAAAGTTAAAAAGAATCCACTACCATGGGTAGAGGAAATGATCAATGCGCCAATCCATGGCAACTTCTTTGAGAATCGTGTAACTGATTACGCAAAGGGTGCTTTGTCTGGAGATTGGGGAGATGTGTGGGGTAAAGCAGCATGACCACAAAACATTTCGAATGTGTAGAGTGTGGAGCACTCGGCAAAATTATACTGAAGGGTGATGAACAACAACTGGAAGACATCGTGTATTGTCCTGTCTGCTCAGCAGATATATATGAAGAGGACGACTACGATGAGGATGACCAGTGACATGGCTGTATAATGGTGAAGAATACAAAGGTGAAGATATTGCAGACTGGACAGGTTTTGTATATCTAATCACCAATCTTGCTACAGGCAAGAAATATATTGGTAAAAAGTTGCTTTGGTTCGCGAAACAGCGTATAATAAAGGGTAAGAAGAAACGAACCAAGGTAGAATCTGATTGGCGCAATTACTGGTCCAGTTCAGAAGAAGTTAAAAGAGATGTTGAAACTTTCGGTGAAGGAAACTTCAAGCGAGAGATTCTTCATTTTTGTAAAAATAAGGGAACTACATCATACCTTGAAGCGAAGGAACAATTTGTTAATGAAGTTTTGGAGAATCCTGAATTATGGTACAACGGACAAATACAGTGTCGAATACACAAATCACACATCAAACTAAACAAATGACTTTATTGCTGTATTTTACAGCAGTAGCCCTGTCAGTTGTTTCAGCATACTACTCTATCGCTGGTCTTACTGCTATTTTCGCAGCAGCAGTAATTCCTATTATGATTATGGGTGGTGTATTGGAGTTTGCTAAACTTGTCGTTGCTTCTTGGTTATATAGAACTTGGAAGTATGTACCAATAATCATGAGAGCATATTTTACATGTGCTTTGATTATTCTGATGTCATTAACATCGATGGGAATTTTTGGTTACCTATCAAAAGCCCACTTAGACCAAGCAGTTCCTACTGGTGATGTAGCAAGTAAAATAGAAATTATCGACCAAAAATTAAAAACAGAGAAAGAGAATGTCGAGTCAGCAAGAAACTCAATTAAACAGCTTGATGCGCAGGTTGATCAAGCAATCGGAAGAAGCGACAACACGCAAGGAGTGGAGAGATCTGTACAGATTAGACGAGGACAGCAGAAAGAGCGATCCGCACTTCTTGCTGATATTGGATCAGCTCAAACCAGAATCGCAAGATTAAATGAGGAAAGAGCACCTATCGCTGCTGAGTTTAGAAAAGTTGAAGCAGAAGTAGGTCCAATTAAATATATCGCAGCATTACTTTATGGTGACAATCCCGATCAGGGAATTCTTGAAAAGGCAGTGAGAATTGTCATTATTATGATTGTTATAGTATTTGATCCATTGGCAGTTTTATTGTTGATGGCAGCAAATACTCAAATCAAACAAGAGGAAGAACCAAATGGCAACACAGAAGAAACCATCGCAGAAATCGACAGAAATGTTGGAGAAAAACCAACCAAAGAAGAACTCTCCGAAGAAGACAACACAGAACAAGAAGCCAGCGCAATCAACAGAATCAAAGAAAGATTCATCAACAAATTTCGAGCAGCCAAAGAACCTGATTTGGGACAACAAACAACAGAAAGCAGTACCCCAGTCTGGGAACCAGCAACCTTCGGAGAGTCCAGTCCAGGAGTTACCATCGAAACAACAGAGTTGGATAGTAACGAAACTAAAAAATCTGATTGGATTATAGGATCTGATAAAAGAGAAATGCTTCCATTAGATCAGGATGGGGCAGGTAGAATTACAACTGCCCTTCCTCCTGATTTTATCGTGGATTGGTCGAACAAGTTAAAACCTGTCGCTGTTCCTAGAAAGAAAGAGTAATTCTCATAAATAGTTCTATCCGATAATAACAATAACATGGATACAACATGGAACAAGCAAAACCACTATCTCGTTCAGAGAGAGAAGCCCAAATTAAAGACAAAGCTGGTCTGGTAATCTGCGTTTTGGCAGCATTACTGGCAATCAACACTTTAATGGGTGGTTCCAACTCAAGTAAAATCCTCAATAATACTATTGAAGCGAACAACACTTGGGCATTCTATCAAGCAAAAGCAATTAAACAAACATTGGCAGAGCAGTCATTGGACGATGCTCAATTTCGTAATGATAAAGTAAAAGCTGCTAAACTAGAAGAAAAAATTGCTCGTTACGAATCTGATCCGAAATCTGGAGAAGGTAAAAAAGAATTAATGGAGAAAGCGAAAAAGTTAGAAGCTGGTAGAGCAGAAGCAAAAGCTCGCAGTCCTTTTTATACTTACGCTGGTTCATTATTTCAAATCGCAATTGTTCTGCTAACAGCTTCTATTCTGGCAGTTAATATGCGTATGTATTGGGCAAGTATTGGTGTTGGTTTTTTCGCTGCTCTTTTAATGTCCCAAGCATTATGGTTGTGGATTCCTATAACCTTTTAATCTCGATTTACATTTGACTTTCGTGTAGTATATTCTGAATCTTGTTATAGTTGTATAAAACAATAACAGACCACAAGAATGTGGCATAAGGAAAGAAAATGGCAAAGAGTTTAACAGGAACTGGCGTGTTTCCGAGAAAATTATGCGCAATGCTAACAGTCGCTGGAATGCTACTGTCGGCAAATGTATGGGCAGTTGATCCAATCATCACTCAATCGACTAGCGATAGTACAAGCTCTAGCATTAGTACACAAAATAGCAATAGTAACAGCAATAGTACTACCACAACTAATGGTAGCACAACTACTAAAGTTATCTCTCCTCCTCCAACAGCAGTTGCTCCAGCAGTAACAATCATCAACTCTGATGTTTGTGCCGTTGGATATTCAGGTGCTGCTCAAACTCAAATCTTAGGTATCTCTTTCGGTGGCACAACCACAGATAGAAACTGCGAGCGATTAAAACTTGCTCGTGGTGTTTATGACATGGGTATGAAAGTTGCTGCAGTTGCTATCATGTGTCAAGACGAGCGTGTATTCTCAGCGATGTTGAATGCTGGTACTCCTTGCCCAATTGATGGTAAGATCGGAGAGCAAGCCAAAGAGATTTGGGAAAACAATCCTGATCGCCAGCCACAAAAAATCAAGAGTAAAGAGTAATGAAACTCCTAGCAGTATTTGTCTCTGCCATATTGATAGCAGGGTTATCAAACTGCGATCGTGCTCATGCACAGGTAACATTTAATCCACAAGGAATGACAGTAACACCAGTAAATGGTGGAACAGGAACACTCGTTGGTATTCCTATTGGTCAATCAGGATTAACTGTTTCTGTTGGTACTGGCTCAGCTGCTTTACCTTTACAGAATATTGCTGGTAATAGCGCAGCTCAACATTTACAGTTGGGTGATGATAGTTCTCAGAATGTTCCGCTTAATTTTAGTTTTCCGTTTTGGGGTCAATCTTTCAATAACTCTTGGATGTATTCTAATGGTATTGTTAGTTTTACCACTGGTAATATCCCAGGTGCTGGTTGCTGTGGTGGTCAAGATTTATCTGGACTTGCAAATCAGGGAACAAGAAACTCAGTTTATAACTACATGATTGCTCCACTGTGGACTGACTTGATAGATACAACTGGTCAGGCTACTTGGTTTTTACAAAATGGAACTTCTGCCACTTATGGTTGGTATAACACCAGAGAATACGGAACAAATAATCAAAGTAGTTTTGAAGTAAACATTAACTCTAATGGACAAATGAATGTTCGTTATGGTGGCGCATTTGTTTCAACAAATCATACAGTAACTGCTGGTATGACTGGTGATTTGTCTCAAGGTCAATATTTTCAGTACTATCATGGTCAAGGATTTAGTGTACCAACATCTAATCCAGTAACATGGGGAACCAGTGGTTCTTTCGATGCGTGTACTGCAAACCCTCTGTCTTCTACAACTTGTCCTGGATATCAGGCAGCATATACTACTCAACAATGTAATATAAACCAATTGTTTAGTCCATCTTGTCCTGGATATCAAGTAGCATATTTTACTCAACAGTGTTCGGCAAGCGCATTATATAATCCAGCATGTCCTGGATATGCTGTAGCTTACACCAATCAGCAGTGTTTAGTTAATCCATTGTTTTCAACAAGTTGTTCTGGATATTCTCAAGCGTATCATGATCAACAATGTTCATTGAATAGTTTATACGCTACTGATTGTCCAGGATATGCTGCTGCTTATTTACAACAACAGTGCGATGCGAACCCACTATACTCAACAACATGTCAAGGATATGCCCAAGCGTATCACGATCAACAGTGTACAATTAACCCATTGTATGCTACAGACTGCAGTGGATATGCAGTTGCCTATCACAATCAACAGTGTAGTATAAATCCACTATACGCAACAGATTGTACTGGTTATGCTCAAGCGTACCACAATCAACAGTGTAATGCTAATCCGCTGTATGCGACTGATTGTACTGGTTATGCTCAAGCATACTTCAATCAACAATGTTCTTTGAATGGATTATACAGTCAGCAGTGTCCAAACTATTCAACTGCTTATGCTACTCAACAGTTGTTACAACAACAGAACATGGCATCAACAGTAGCTACGGCAGGAGTAGTTGCAACTACATCTCCAACTACAACTACTCAAACTACAACACCGACAACGACATCGTCAACAACTACAACTGTTGGTTCAGTTACACCTACTGTTAGTTCTACTGGTACTGTTACTACTACACCATCAGCAACTGGTAATACTACTGTTGATAAAGCCATCGCTGCTCCAGTAGCTTCGGCAGCGCCAGCTGCAGCGCCAGCTGCTCCAGTTCAGTTGGTAGCTCAAGCGCCAGCGCCAGCAGCCCCAACTCCTGCTGCTCCAGCGCAGCAGGCATCTGGATCGAGCGATAAAAAATCTGACGATAAACCAAGTGGTGGTTCTGGCGATAAGAAACAGGATGATAAGAAATCTGATGGCGATAAACCAGCAGGTCCAAGTCAAATGGCTGGTGGTAGCCAACAGGATGGTAATAAAGATCAACCTAAAACTGCTCGTCAAGAAATCGCAGAAAGAAAAGCAGAAGCTGCGAAGAAAGAAGCAGCAGCTAATGCTAAGAACTTGGCTAACGAAATGGGCAAAGCGTCTAACATGGAAGCCCAGAAACAAATGCAAACTGTAGTAATTCAAGCAATGGCATTTAAACCTGGATTTGATGTTTATAGCCAACAGTTAATTACTCAAACTCCATTTTATCCACCTGTTTCAATATATAAAAATCAACAAACAGTGGATAATAGAAGATTAGGTCGTGGGTTGTTTGGTCCGACTGATTCATTACATAATGAAATGGTAGAATCCCAATACAACAGAGGAAATTAAAATGTACATGGATATTTGCATGCAGTTTTTAAAATTACAAATTATTGGCATTACTTTCTTGTTTGGAGTAATGCTAGTAGATACTATTAAAGAATTTTTAAAAGGAAATTAAAATGCCAGAAGAAATCAAAGATGTAAACGCTGCTATTGACAATGCAGAAGAAGCAGTAAAGAAATACGCAAGTAAAGACACAGTTATCAGCATCGGTGGATATGAATTTACTCCAGCGAAATTGATGGTTGCGTTCACATTAGTATCATCTATCCTTGGTGGTTTATATGGTGCTTTTGAAGTATACAAAGACTATCAAGATATGAAGACCAAGATTACTAAGTATGTTGCTCCAGACTTATCTGAGTTTGACAAGCGTCTTGCTGTTATTGAGAAAAATAGTCAACAAGAAGTTGAGTATGTTAATAACATTAAAAACGATTTGAAAGCAG